GTGTTGGTAATGCTGTAGTAAATGGTGTTAAACAAGTTCAACCTTGGAGTCGTACTGGTAACTTGCCTGTTCGTTACGAACAACGTGATAACGGAAGTTCTGCTGTTTCTTTGATGACACACTATGGTGTTTCAGTATTGATTGAAGGCGGTATTGATAAACAACGTGGATTTACCTATTCATATGGTAATGATGCTAAAACACAAAATCGTACCGTTCCAGCGAGTTCTGTTCGTTATCCAGCTTTATCATTCCGCATGAGAGCTATTGGAACAGATATTTTTGACCAAACAAACGCAGCTGCTACTGGTGGGTCTCCAAATACTTTATCTATTAGTGCAGCAACTCCAGCTATTAGCTCTGTTGTAGGTCAAGCAAACGGTGGTCAGGCATTATTAACTTTTGCTTCTGCTCATGGTTATGCAATAAATAACCCAGCTAATGCTAACAATGCTGCTCAATACATTACTTTAAGTTCATTTACTGAAACAGCTACTGTTGTTTCTGGTAACTATGCATTTTCTGGAACTACTAGCCCTATCGTAACAGTAACCACAGCAGTTGCTACAGGTGCATTACAGCCTGGAATGACTTTATCTGGCACAGGTATTGTTGGAACACCGACAATTGTTGCTCAGTTAACAGCTACTAGTTCTGCCGTTGGTTCACAAGCATATGCAAGCGGTGGTGCAGCTGGTTCTAGCGTAGTTGTTTTGGCAGCTGGAACATCATTTGCAGTTGGTCAATTAATTGCTGGAACAGGTATCGCTCCAAGTACTTATATTCAAGCTGTTAACAGTGCAACAATTACCGTAACCAAAGCATTTACAGCCCAAGTATCTGGAACAGTAACTTCTTACGCACCTGGTGGACTTGGTACTTATTCTATAAGTGCTGGTCAAACTGGCGTAACAGGCACATTAACAGCTACAACCACTTATGCAGCTCAAACTTGGTTAATTCAGTCTGTGCCTTCTACAACTACTATGGTATTGCCAATTCAGTTAGTAAACGGTGCAACATTGACTTCTACCCCGACAGCAACATATTGGGGTGCAAATCAATGGGTTGGTAAATCTGTTTATTACCTTGCTAGTTTGCCATCAATTAGTAGTGTTTCAAACCCAGCATTAAGTACTGTTGCAGGTATTAATAACTATTCATCTACTATTACATTTTCAGCTATACATAATTTGAAAACTGGTGATGTCATTGTTATTAGTGGTTCATCACCAGCGTATATGAATGGTCAATACTCTGTTACTGTGACTTCTACAACAGCTGTGTCAGTAAGCTGGGGTTATTTTTTAAGTGCTCCTGCAAACTATACATCTGGAGCTAGTGCAGTAAGTCCTTATACAGGTCGTATTACATCCAATACAACCAGCACAATTACATTCCAAGATATTGTTACTGGTTTGCCATTGGCTAATAGTCCTGCATCTGGAAATAGCTATCAGATTGGTTTGATTGATCGTGGTCAATTATTGCCAGCTACATTGTTGTTGAACTCTTCTGCTACTTGTTTAGTTGAGTTAATTTCTAGTACTCCTACTAACCAGCTGTCTTTAAGTCAGGCTAACTTTGTTGCTTTAAGTACTTTGGGTTCATACAACTCATTTGCTGAACAAGATTTGTCTGCTACGACATTGGCTGGCGGTGAGGTTGTATATGCGTTTTCTACCCCTCCTAATGGTTTGCAACAGCTTGATTTGAGCAACTTTTTCCCTGTATTGACCAACATTAAAGGTAACGTGGCTGACATATTGACAGTTGCAGTAACTTCTTCTGCTGGTGCAACGGTGCAAGTAAACGTAGTAGCGCAGGAAGCGATGGCTTAATATGGCTAAGTCTCCAGCATGGACACGCAAGGAGGGGAAATCCCCTTCTGGCGGTCTTAACGCAAAAGGTAGAGCAAGCTTAAAAGCAGCTGGGCATGATATTAAAGCACCACAACCAGAGGGCGGATCACGGAAAAAGTCTTTTTGTGCTCGTATGAGTGGAATGAAAAAAAAATTAACTTCTGCAAAAACAGCTAATGATCCTGATAGCAGAATTAATAAATCTTTAAAAAAATGGAAATGTTAAAATGAATGACATTAATCCAATAGAAACTGCTAGAGAACTAGCAACCCACGCTAATGATATTGAACATTTGCAGGCTGATATGGATAAATTAGTTAAAGATATGGAAGAGGTTAAGAAATCTTTAGCTGAAATTCAACGTCTATTGTCCGATGACCGTGCCAGTAAAAAAGTCTGGCACACTGTAGTGAACGTAGTAGCTGTATTGTTTGGAGGTTTGATTGTGGCTTTATTTGAAAAGTATGTAAAATAAAATGCCTAGCAAAAGTAAAAAACAGCACAATTTTATGGAAGCAATTGCTCATAATAAAGCATTTGCTAAAAAAGTAGGTGTACCTCAGTCAGTTGGTAAAGATTTTGCAGAAGCAGATAAAGGTCGTAAATTTGGTCTTGGCGGTGGAGTTGGTATTACCAGAGGTGGAAAAGGTCAAATTAATAAACAAGTAACTCGTGCTGGCAGCATTTATGGCGAACAAAAAGAAGTTCCTAACGTAAATTTAAATAAATACATTGGTAAGAAAGCAGGCGGAAAAACTATGGCAACAAAGAAAAAAGCAGTAAATCCAGTAGCAGCAATGATGGCAGCTCGTGCCATGCAAACTCCTCCACCTGCAGCTCCCGCTGCTCCTGCAGCCCCAATGCAAGCGCCCGCTGGCATGCCACAAGGCGGTATGAAAAAAGGTGGTTTATCAAAAAAACATGAAGGAAAAGAAATGAAAAAGATGGCTAAAGGTGGTGAAACTATGGGACCACGCACTATGTCTAAAGACGTAGAAAAGGGTTCTAACAAAATGACAAAATTTGGTGAGTCTGCTGTTCAAAAACGTGGTAATACCAAAGGTAAAAATTTAGGCGATTCAGGTCCTATGAAGAAGATGGCTTCAGGTGGTTCAACATCTAGCCGTGCTGATGGTATTGCCCAGCGTGGTCGTACTAAAACCAAATATTGTTAATTAGGAGAAAACTATGAAACCAAATGTAACTAAAGAACGCATGGAGCCAATGTCAGGTCCAGATATGGTTCGTCATGACGAATTTGTTTCTGAGCATGAAACTGACACTCACAAGCACCACAAACATAATTTCAAACAACATGCTGCTGGTCACTTACATCACATGGATAATGTAGAAAAAATGTGTGGTGGTGGTAAGGCTCGAAAATGAGATCTAGTCGTGGAATGGGTGATATCAATCCTTCCAAGATGCCTCATAAAAAGGTTATTCGTAGAAAAGATAACCCTGATGCTGTGGACCTTTATGCCAAAGGTGGATTGTACGAAAATATTCATAAGAAGCAAGCTCGTATTGCAGCTGGCTCTGGTGAAAAGATGCGTAAACCTGGGTCTAAAGGTGCGCCTAGCAAAGCGGATTTTATTAAATCAGCTAAAACAGCGAAGAAAAAATAATGGCAACTTCTGGAACATCCGTATTTGATTTAAGCATGAATGACCTCATTGAAGAGGCATTTGAGCGTTGCGGTGTTGAATTGCGTACTGGCTATGATTTTCGTACAGCCAGAAGGTCATTAAACATTCTTACGGTTGAATGGGCAAACAGGGGTATTAACCTCTGGACTATTGAAGAAGGTCAAATCCCCATGAATACGGGGCAGATTACCTATCCTTTGCCCATAGATACGATTGACTTACTAAGCCAAGTAATCCGTACAGGCACTTTGCAGAACCAGATAGACATTAATATTAGCCGTATTTCTGAAGATACTTATTCAACTTTGCCTAATAAATTGGCACAGGGCAGACCTATTCAGGTGTGGATTAACCGCCAATCAGGTCAAAATAACACTACTTCTTACACACTAAACGGCAATGGTTCAACTACTGGCATTAGCGCCACTGATACTACAATCCAGCTAAACCAGTCAGATATGACGGGCTTGGCGGCAACAGGATACATCCAGATAGATAACGAGATTATTTACTATCCAAACGTCTCTACAACGGCTCCACAGCTGTTAAATTGCTACCGTGGACAGAATGGTACAACTGCAGCCTCACACGCTACAGGAGCTTCTATTAGTGTTGTAAACCTTCCTTGTATTAACGTATGGCCTACTCCTAATTCTCCAGGAAGCCAATATACTTTTGTCTACTGGCGTATGCGTAGGATTCAAGATGCTGGCACAGGTATTAATACCAATGACATCCCTTTTAGATTTATTCCAGCTCTAGTAGCTGGACTGGCTTTTTATTTATCCTCTAAGATTCCTGGAGTAGATCCAAACCGTATCCCCATGTTAAAACAAGATTACATGGAGCAATGGACTTTGGCTTCAGAAGAAGACCGTGAGAAAGCTTCTATTCGTTTTGTTCCTAGAATGTCATTCTATGGAGGTCATGGAAGATAATGGACACCAAAGAAGAAGCAATTGCTAAAGTACGAGCTATTGGCGAAGATGTTCGCAGTAAACCTAAGTATGAGGGTAAACCTTATGCTGATCCTGCATTAGATGCCAAAAATCCACAGTTAAATAAACCTTTTGGTACATCAAAAGGCGGTGGCGGCAATGGAGGCACTGGTGGAACAGATTTGAAAGGGTTATCAAACCCTAGAAATATTACTTATAAAACTGGCGGTAAAATTCGTGGTCATGGCATAGAAAGCAAAGGTAGGACAAAAGGTAGGTTTGTCTAATGCCAAGTAAATATTCATCAGGTAAATGGGCAATTGCCGAATGTGACCGATGTGGTCAGCGTTATAAATTATCTGAGCTTAGAAAAGAAGTTATTAAAACTAAGCTTTATAACATTAAGGTATGCCCTGAGTGCTGGGATCCAGATCAACCGCAATTAAGTATTGGTCTATATCCTGTAAATGATCCTCAAGCGGTGCGTGAGCCTCGCCCAGATGTTAGCTATCAAGTTGGTGGAACTTATGGTTTAATGACTAATCCATATGATCCAAACGTCAACAATCTTGATAATCAAGGATATTCATCTGACGGCAGTAGACAGATACAATGGGGTTGGAACCCTGTAGGTGGAGCAAGTAGTTTTGACAGTTATTTAACGCCAAATTCCTTGATTCCTGTTATAACAATTGGTACAGTAACTATTTTAACTACTTAGGAGTGATAAAATGGCAAAGATGGAAAAAGAATCAAAAGCAGAAATGCGTAAAGAAGAAAAAGCTGATAAAAAGCAAGATGTTGCTATGATCAAAAAAGCTTTTAAAGAGCATGATTCACAAGAGCATAAAGGTGAGCATACTAAAATCACCCTTAAAAAAGGTGGCATGCCTATGAAAAAAATGGCTAAAGGTGGCGTAACTGGCAAAACAATGAAATCAGTTGGTCGCAATATGGCTCGTGCAATGAACCAAAAATCAAGCTCAAGAGGTCGCTAATATGGCAACTAATATAAAACCAACCAAAAAGAATAGCCCAGCTATTAAAACAGGTCGTGCTCGTGATAACAAACAAGCAGTAGATTATGCTCCTCCTCATACTATGAAAGGTAAAAAGATTACTGGTAATGAGCCAATGGAGCGTGGCGTGTATGCTACACACAAGTCTGCAGATAAAGCTGAATTAAAAGATCCAGTGCCAAATGGTCTAAGTTACGCCAATACCAAAGAACCTAAAACATCTGGTATTGAAATGCGTGGAGCTGGTGCAGCTACTAAGGGTCGTATGTCCCGTGGTCCAATGGCTTAAAAAATGAACTACGAGACACTGTATAACAATATTCAGGCGTATGCTGAAAACACTGAGGCGCTATTTGTAGCCTCTATTCCTGTTTTTGTGCAGCAGGCTGAAGATCGTATATACAACTCAGTTCAAATTCCATCACTGCGTAAAAATGTTACAGGTAACGTAAGCTCAGGAAACCAGTATTTATCTTTGCCAGCCGACTATTTGTCTTCGTATTCTGTGGCTATTATTGACCCATCTGGTAACTATAATTACTTGCTTAACAAAGATGTTAACTATCTTCGTGAGGCTTATCCAAGCGTAGTTTATAGTGGTACAGCGTATCAAGGAACCCCTAGCGGTATTCCAAAATACTATGCTTTATTTGGCGCTCAGTATGGAAATATAGACTCTTTGTCTTATATTCTAGCCCCAACACCAGATAGTAATTATGTAGTTGAAATGCACTACTTTTACTATCCACCGACTATTGTTCAAGGGCAGATTGCTACATTAAATACTCTTAGCGGTGGTTCGCTATATACCAATGGTGTATATCAAAATGTATCATTAACTGGAGGTTCAGGTGCAAACGCTACTGCAGATATTGTCATTGTTGGGGGAGTTGTC